GTTTGTTCTTTATATTCTTTGCAAACTTGTAGACGTTTTCCGCTTGTTTCAATATTCCAATCTTCCCCAACTTTCTTTGCTTTTCGTCAATGCTAAATATCTCCGAATAGATAGGAATGATTGCGCTAATCCAAACGATGTACGGCATATCGAACTCAGCATTTAAAAATAAGCCGAAGGTGATGAACACAAAATAACCTACTAACTTTGCAAAAAAGTCAGACGCTCGGTTAGATGTTATTTCTATTTTTTTAAACTTCGCTAATTTCAACCCGAACCGAGTGTCTATTAACGCTAAAAGAACGACCGTTAAAATTGCAAATTTTGCGGGTGCGTAAAAAACTATCAATGAAGGAATCATTAAATAAATTGCGGTTTTAAAAGTAGATAAAAATGATGTTTTCATTACTGCCCTTTGAGCGCGTTCAACTCCTCGTACATTGCGAGTAATTGCGCTTCTTTATCTGCAATTAGTTCTTCTTTTGTTGGCTCATCTACTTCGATAAACTTTACTTCAACGAGTCCGTTGTCGTCGTATATTTCTTGTCGTACTTGTTTCATAATTATTTTTATTTTTATTTAAATTCTACGTGATAAACACCACCTAAAAAAGAATTTGGATTTGCCGTTGCGGGTGCTCCGTTTGCGTATGCAGTCGACGTTTGCCGCCACATTTTAAACGGGTTTCCTCCAATGTTACCGATTTGAAGTGAATCTGCGCTGCTACTCCCTAATCCGATAAGACTAGCACCTCCAGTTTTTTGTAAAAAAGCAATCCAGTAAACTTCCCCTTTTGTCCACGTTTTTGTTACGTTTACGGTCTTATTTCCTGTGGTTGATAAATCAATATCGGTACTTTCGTACAGCAAATTTGTTGGTGCATTTAAACCGTCATGCGAATAAATACAAATTCTTGTTTTGTCATTTGCTGCTGCAGTAAGACAATAAAATCTCATTTCAGTAGTAGTAAAAGTGTTGTTTGGGATAAAGGGAAAGTATTGCGTTTCATTGGCAAAGGTTTGAGTGTTGTAATTTGACCCAGCACCTAATCTATTAGACTGGTGAACTCCGCCAAAAATAGTGCCGCCTGGAAGCAACTGCGCGTGTATTCCCGAAGCACCGCCTCCGCCAGAAATAACCAAATCGCCCGAACCAAGTACTGAATCGCCATTAATGGTTTTTATGTTTGTTCCAGAAATAAGGTCGTCTTGTTTCCCGTCGTACAACTCCGTAAAATTGTCGTTTGTTTTGTCGAACGCGTCGCGTACAAAATCGCCCGTTCCATCGTTAGGACTTGCGCCTATATTAATTACTTGTTTTGCCATTTTTTTTTATTTTAAAGTTGTGTTGTGTCTACTGTTAATTGCGTCGTGTCCACTGAAAAAAGCGTTGTATCTGACTTGAACGGAAATGTTATCCAGCAAGTCGGTGCTGCTTCGTCGTTTATCGATCTTGTACTCCAAAGGGTGTCCGTGCCAAACGCACCGTTCTGCTCCATGTCGCAATATACGCTCCCCCAGTTTATGCTATTTGACATCGTTCTCTTTTTTTAATTTTACTAAAAACGCCTTCAACTTCTTAACGTTTTCTTCTTTTGGTTTGTACTTTCTCAAATGAACCATCCTTGGTAATTGTTTCGTGTATCTGGGTACATATCCCCGTTTGAATTATCGTTATATTCTGGAAACAAATCTTGGTTAAAAGAAATGTAGTCAATGAATCTTTCCGTATAATTTTGCGCGATGCTTCTTTCCTTTTCAATCAAAAAATCAACTTCGTTCTTTTCGACGTTTACGCTATTTTCAGAAGTATGTTTGTATACTCCAGCGTTCGCGATTGTATAGGCAGCGAAAGGTAGATATTCAACCATCGCCCAATGGATAAGCATTGCTTTTAAATACTTTTCAACCAATAACTGATAGTTACCGCTTAGAGTATTCGCTAAAATATCGCTTTGTATTTTCTCCAATAGTTGAGTGCCGAGATAATTTTGTAGATGTATGTCTTGAGCAATCAATACGAACTGGATAAACTTATCTATATCGACGTTCCCCCCCAAAGCGGTCAGCTTTACGATGTCATCTCTTGTAATTAGTAGTGCAGTTGCCATTTATACGTCGCTTGGTAAGTTTTTATTGTTTGGACTAAAGCCTTTCAAAGGCAAATTGTTTGGGTAGATTGAAACTTCGTAAGGGTTCGTAACTTTGTACCCTTTTATCTCAGCTGCTCGTGTGCCTATTTTATCGTACCCCTTTTCAATCGCGTCTAAATTAAGCATAAACGTAACCCTTTCAAATTTATGATGGCATCTTGCACCGCCCTTAAATTTGAAAATATCGTAGGTGTTTTTGCCACCCTCACCGAAGCCAGGATTAACTGCTCGTCGGCTCATTTCGTCAATATCTTCTTTGCGAAACAACCTCGATTGTTCTGCCATCATAGCCATGCAAAAATCTCTGTCTGGCGTTTTGTTTCCCGTGTATCGGTAACGAACTTTGAAGTATTTTAAATCGCCAACTTTCTTGTCTTGTGCGCTCTTTTGGTTTGGTTTTGGGTTGCCCGTTTGAACGAATTTAAATACCTTGCTTAAAAGGCTTTGTTTAGGCTCGTATTTGTTCTCCGCCTCCAACAACGCAAGATCTAACTCGTCGTCATTATCTCCAGCGTCCCGTGCATCTACTTCTGACCATTCAGACCCTAATTGGTTCTCGTCAACTATTGCAAGAATAGCGTCTAATTCACTTTGTGCGCTTAGATTTGTACCCGTTTCTTCCGATACTTGTTCGTCCGTATTCGCGTTTTCAAGGTCTGTAAATTCCAAAGGTTTTAAAGTTCTGAAATATAGCTTTAAACTAACGTCATTGTACGCTAAAATCTTATCCAAAGCGTCTATAAGTTCGTCTTGCAATGGCTTAATCACCATGTTATTAAACAGAATAAACGAGTTTTCAAGTTCGTCCGCGTTTGAACTGAACCCCGAAGCGTTGGCAATACCGAAAATAAGCGGAGAAGTAACCGAATGTCCGAGCATAATCTTACGAACGCACTCCTCCGATAGGTATGTGTAATGGTCTGGCGCGTCATTTAACGGTATATCTTCAACCGTTGTACTCGATTCTTTGTTATCGTTAAAAGCAACTATTACCTTCTGACCCTTTGAGCCAGTTAATTTACTCATCACCTTGTTGGAAATGATGTTTTGCTGCTCCTCCGTAGGCACCCCATTATTAAAATTCACGACTTTCGTACCGCTGAAACCGTTTTGAACCTCGTTAATAAGATAATCCGCGACTTCTTCCTCCAGCATAGTGTAAGGTACTGCGCCTTGATAATCTGGATAAGCATAATATTTCATTCCAACCGCGTACGGCTTAGAAAATAATATTTCTACTTTATCCTTTGACGTGCCAAAACTTGCAAACCTTTTAGGCGGAAACTTCTTAACCTCCTCCCAATTATCGGAATAATAGTAACCTAAAATTTCGCCATCTTCATCGCACTTTTCAGCACGGATAAGGTTAACTGGAATGTGATAGGCTTTTAATATCTTATCGTGTTTATCGTTGTAGTGAACTTGCAAGGCAAACTGCCCTAACATTTTTCTGTCAAACGCAAGTTTTCGCAAACAATCTTGGTTGAATAAAGCCATCATTTGAGCGTACTCGTTTGGCTTTCTCGAAGCGTCAACCGCGCTAAGTCCACGACCATAAACAAGGCGCGAAATAGAGTTTATAATGGCGTTATTTGTTGTGCTATTTGTGTAGCGATCAATAAGGAAAGTATAGTAATCGTTATCTTCTCCAAAATCAACCCAATTGTCGCGCTTCGATTCTTTAATTACGGGCGTTGTATATGCCGACAATTGCAATACGTGTACGTTGTTACTCATAAACTATAAAAGTGTTTGCAGTCGCGTTTGAAACATACTGACCGTCATTGACTGAAAAATTAACTATTGATTTGTCGGTGCAAAAGATTTTATCTTTATACATCACGTCTGTTCCGTTTAAAAGCGTCAAAGAATAAAACCTTCCTTCGATTAAATTAAACGCAGCAGTAACGCTTGAAACATAATCTCCATACGTTTGTGCATCAATTGTAATTGATTGCGCCACGTTTGTTTGTTCGTCCATAATCGTAAGACCGTCAAACGTACCGCGAGGAATACAACTGAATGTTTGTGCGCTTGTTGACGTTGTTAATATTATCATACTCTATTAACGTAAAAACTCCAAAACTGTTTTAAATAAAAAAAGGGCAACCGAAGCCGCCCCTAATTTAATTTAAAATTGATAGTTAAATATCAACTACCGAAGCGTTACCGAATGCAACTTGTAAAGCCGCCTCAGTTGAAACGTCGATAATGTTTGCCAAAACTATTTCATTACCTACGAACGTAAGCGTGTAACCGTTTAAATCACCCATTGCAGTTCCGTTTGCAACCGCAGCAGTTGTCAATTCCATTCCATGCTCCAAACCAGCCAAGAAAAATTGACTATTACGGTTTTTCACGATAATGTGAGGACGACCGTAAGACAACATCTTAACCGATTTGTGCGTAGTCGCGTCTTGTTTCTTTAAGATTACAGAAAGCGTTTGCTCTACAAAAGTAGTTCCATTCTCACGAGAAGATGTAATGTTTTGCTCAAAAGAGTTCGTACCTTTTAATTCATATTTGTAAAGAGATGCAACGTTTGCAACCGCGCTAATCACGTCGTTTGATTCCGTTACGTCTGTCGGGTAAGCATAATCTCCGTAGTTTATGAAGTATATTGCGTCGATTCCTCCAACTGCATCTTTGCATACTTCGAGGCGACCGTTTACTAATTCACATGATGACATAATTTTTTTGTTTTTAAAGTTATAAAAAAAGGGAGGAGTATTTTCCCCTCCCTCGTTAATTCAATATTTGATTTTTTAGATTCCGTAAGAAACTACGTCCTCTGCAAAACCGTATTTCGCGTCTGCCGTAAATCTCATTACTACTCGACAATTTTGTGAACCGTCGATGTCGCCCATATCCAAAACTTTTACTTCATTCATATCGTTAAGCAAACCAGTCGCAAAGTACAAGTTTGATTTTTGAGCCAATAAAGCAGTTCCAGATGCAAGACCTTGAGCCAAGAATACTCTTACTCCGTCGAAGTACAAATCACCTAAAACTTGGTTTGTTCCTTTTCCTTCGTAACCGTTAGCACCTAATCCAGAAGCACCAAATCCACCCAATGCACGTACATAAGCACGGTACATATTGTTAGATAAATAAAGCGTCAAATCTTCTTTACCGTACAATGCAGGAGGACAAGCGTCAACGATTGCACCTAATTCAGTAATGATTGTTGAAGCAGCAACCGCAGCACCAGCGATTTTTTGCCCAGCTGGTAAAGCAGCGTCAGTTGACAATTGCGTCATGATACCGTCGAATTCTCCAGCACTTGCGTTTGTTCCCGCCCAAATAGCCGATTCCATTCCAGCAGCAACTTTTTCAGCAGCGTGTGCGATTAAGAAGTCAGCGAAGTTTTTTGGCAATACATCGAAAGCCGAGTAACCCATAGAAATCGCATCCCAATCTGAACGAAAATCGGATTTGCACAATTGTAGATTAACTTGGAAAGACTCAGGTTGAAGAACTCTCTCTGTCAATGTAATAGTTGACGTCGGGTCAAAATCACAAGTTGCGTTTTTGATGATTCCGTTAGTACTTACTTTCTTGATTACTTGTTTGAATTTAACATTCGGCATGATAGTGATTCCACCATTGTCCAATGTTGGTGCAGAAAGTAATGCAGCAGCGATATATTTACCTGCTGATTCTCCCGCGTAAGTTGTTGTAATTGATGTTGTTGTTGGCATAATTAATTAATTTATTTGTTTTTAAATATTGTTTATTTTTGATAAGATATTGTCCATCGTCGAACGACCAGCTTTGGAAGCTATTTTGAATCCTTCAATTGGTTTTTCGTTTTCTGGATTGAAGGAAATAGGCTTAACTTCTTCGGCAAGTTCAACGGGTGCAACTTCTTCTGTCGCTACCTCGTTATTTTGTGCCGAAAGTTGAGTTTTCAATTCTTCGATTTCTTTTTTCAATTCTTCGATTTCAGCAGAAAAGAAAGTTTCTTTGCTTACTGATTCGATTACTTTTTTAGCGATTGGATTAACTGATTTTTCAGCTTCCACTTCAACCTCCGCTTCCGCTTCTGGATTCACGAAGTAGATAGCGTCGATTCCTCCAACTGCATCTTTGCAGACTTCGAGGCGACCGTTTACTAATTCACATGATGACATAATTTTTTTGTTTTTAAAGTTATAAAAAAAGGGAGGAGTATTTTACCCCTCCCTCGTTAATTCAATATTTTATTTTTTAGATTCCGTAAGAAACTACGTCTTCTGCAAAACCGTATTTCGCGTCTGCCGTAAATCTCATTACTACTCGACAATTTTGTGAACCGTCGATGTCGCCCATATCCAAAACTTTTACTTCATTCATATCGTTAAGCAAACCAGTCGCAAAGTACAAGTTTGATTTTTGAGCCAATAAAGCAGTTCCAGATGCAAGACCTTGAGCCAAGAATACTCTTACTCCGTCGAAGTACAAATCACCTAAAACTTGGTTTGTTCCTTTTCCTTCGTAACCGTTAGCACCTAATCCAGAAGCACCAAATCCACCCAATGCACGTACATAAGCACGGTACATATTGTTAGATAAATAAAGCGTCAAATCTTCTTTACCGTACAATGCAGGAGGACAAGCGTCAACGATTGCACCTAATTCAGTAATGATTGTTGAAGCAGCAACCGCAGCACCAGCGATTTTTTGCCCAGCTGGTAAAGCAGCGTCAGTTGATAATTGCGTCATAATACCGTCAAATTCTCCAGCAGTAGCATTAACGCCTGACCAGATTGCCGATTCCATTCCAGCAGCAACTTTCTCAGCAGCGTGTGCGATTAAGAAGTCAGCGAAGTTTTTAGGCAATACGTCGAAAGCCGAGTAACCCATAGAAATTGCATCCCAATCTGAGCGAAAATCTGATTTGCACAATTGTAGGTTTACTTGAAAAGACTCAGGTTGAAGAACTCTCTCTGTCAATGTAATAGTTGACGTCGGGTCAAAATCACAAGTTGCGTTTTTGATTATTCCGTTAGTACTTACTTTCTTGATTACTTGTTTGAACTTAACGTTCGGCATAATAGTGATTCCGCCATTGTCCAATGTTGGTGCGGAAAGTAATGCAGCAGCGATATATTTTCCTGCTGATTCTCCCGCATAAGTTGTTGTAATTGATGTTGTTGTTGGCATAATTAATTAATTTATTTGTTTTTAAATATTGTTTATTTTTGATAAGATATTATCCATTGTCGAACGACCAGCTTTTGAAGCTATTTTGAATCCTTCAATTGGTTTTTCGTTTTCTGGATTAAAAGAAATAGGCTTAACTTCTTCGGCAAGTTCAACGGGTGCAACTTCTTCTGTCGCTACCTCGTTATTTTGTGCCGAAAGTTGAGTTTTCAATTCTTCGATTTCTTTTTTCAATTCTTCGATTTCAGCAGAAAAGAAAGTTTCTTTACTTACTGATTCGATTACTTTTTTAGCGATTGGATTAACTGATTTTTCAGCTTCCACTTCAACCTCCGCTTCCGCTTCTGGTTCAGCAACTTCTTCTTCTGTTGTCGCCTCTTTAACCTCGGAGATAATTCCCTCCTCAACCACAACTAAAATCATTGCGTTTTCAAGTTCATATTCTCCAATCGGCAAAGGTATTCTTTGCTCATCTTCTGTAATAATGAAAACTTCGTTATCCGCCTCGAACATTTCAGCCTCTAAAACCGTTGTTCCGTCGATAAGTTTCATCATTTCAAGTTTAACTTCCATTCCAAGAAGTGTTCTGACCTTATTCAAAATTGATTTTTCTTTCATAATTTTATTTATTAAATTGTACTATTATAACGTAGTTACTTTTGTTTGTTTGATTTTTAACCGTTCTGACGCACCGTCGTTCGTACTCCGTTGCTTTCTGTTACTACGGCATTTGGTGCGTTTACGTTTGTTATTTGACCGATTCCTTGCGCTTGTAGTGAACCGTCGCAACATTTAGTTGAGTACTTCCCGTTCTTACAAAGGCAGCCTCTTTTGCTTCCTTCTGAAGGGCTTGATTTGCTTTGCGTTTTCATTTTTATATAATATTTATTATTTATTATATAACGTTTGTATTGTTTTATTGTCGTATTTTCGTATAAATATTTAAACTAAATAAAAATGGTCGGATTGAAATTTGAAGTAAAAGTAGATAATTATTCGGGTTTAATGTGTATTGAAGAACTTCATAAATGTTACAAAAAGCCGAAATATCACCACTTAGATAAAAGAAAAAAACCACACTATGTTCCAACAAATTTAAGCGGGTGTTATTTTATACATAACGCGCAAAAGGACATAATATATATAGGCGTTTCCAGAATCTCAATCAGACAAAGACTAATAGGTCATTTGTTGTTGGAGCCATCCAGATACGATGAGCACAGCAATCATACATACTATTACCATCTAAAAAAAACAGAAGCTAAATACTTTTCATACATAGTAACAGAAAAGGAAGAAGCAGAATGCATGGAAATATTCCTAATAAGAAAATTTAAGCCTAAATACAATATCCAATACAATCCAGATTATCAGTCTTAAAATTTATTTCAATAGGCTTTTGAGTTGTTCAATTATTTCGATTTTCTCTTTTTGTTCCATTGACATTTCTAATTTGTCAGCAAAGAAACCCTCGATTGAAAACCCTTTTACCTTTCCTTCTTTTACGTCATTCCATACTTGGTCGTTATCAACTTTCATTGAAATCATCCACGTTCCTTTTGGCAAACTAAAACCGTACTTAACTGACTTGTCGTGTACTTTATCTTCGATTAACCACGATTCCACAACCGTCATTCCGTCGATGCTTTTAGCGTGTTCTTGCGTTGCTTTGGATTGGTTGCCTTTCTTAAAAAATAACTCCATCGCTTGACGCACCGTTTGCTCTGAAAAGAATATTTCAAATTCTTCTTTGGTTTTTTCGTTTACTCGGTATATTTTCTTATTAGGTATTAAAGCCGCACCCATCAATATCCGCTTTTCCGCGTCGATTTCTTTCAGTTCGATTTTTTGCTCTGCCAGTGCAATAAAGTTTTCCTCTATTGCTGGGGATTCTACAACGCTCACGGCATCAATTCCGCTTTCGCTATCTCTTTCGTCGATTATAAGTTCTACTAATTTCATATTTTTATAACGTTTATTTTATCCTATTGTCGCATTTTGTATTCTATTTCTGTCAAGCGATTGTGCCGAAGTAACCGCACCACTAACTACATACGCTTGTGTTGGTTGTTGCTGAATCTGTGCAAGTTGGTTAATCCCAGAATTACCGACCACGTTAAAAGATGGTGCTTGTTGAGTTGATTGGGGAACACTTGCGTTCGCGCCACCACTTGCACCGCCACTACTTGCACCGCCACCATTAAACTCTGTCGAAGCTATTTTTTTAACGTTTACTAATCCAGCCGTTATCGCAGCACCCATCGCAATAAAATTAAACGGTGGCGGGGCAGAAGCCAATGCAGCGTTTGCAGCTTTATAAGTGTCAAGTACCGCCGTAGCTATATTAACCGCCTTTTGAATTTTAAACGCTTTCTTTTGTTGCGCTTGACTTTTTCCGGCAAATAATTCTGTAAGGTTGCTAATCGTAGAAAGTCCATTTGCTACGCCTTGTATTTGAATTTCTTTTTTCTTTTTTGCTTTTGCTTCTTCGTCGGCGATTTCTTTATCGGTATATTTTTTATTTATGGCGGCGATTTCTTCTTTTTGTTTTTCTGTTAATTGTTTTTCAAGTTCCGCGTTGCCGTTTGCGATTAAAAATTTAGCGTCATAACTTTCGATTAAGGCAGCGATTTCTTTTTCTTTTTCAAAACCAAATCTATTGTTTCTTAATTCTTCTGAAAGTTTAAACTGAGCATCTTCTACGGCTATTCTTTTAGCGTTTGCTTCTGCTTCAATTTTAGCTTTTTCAATTTCATATTTTTGGTCAATCTTTAACTTTTCTGCCGCTTCTGCTTCTTTAAGTTTAATAGTAGACTGACCATATTTTTCCGCTAACTTTATTTGCTCCTCATATTTCCGTGTTATGTTTAAAATCTCAAGGTCTTGCGCTTCAAGTAAACTGTCAGAATAAACCCTTTCTAAATCTGAAATCTTTTTTAAAGAATCCTCACGTTCTTTATCTAATACTTTTTGAGCGTCAGCATTTGTTTTCGCTCTTGCTTTCGCTTGGTCGGCATTTGCTTTCGCTCTTGATTTTTGCTCGTCGGCTATTCCTTTTTTTCTTCCTTCTTCTTCTTTTTCAATTCTTATTTCCGTTTTTCTTATATTCCTCCTATCTGTCGAACTTTTTTCTTGTAAAGAATATAATTCTGCTTCTGCTGCGGCTTGTTTATCTAACGCTTCGGCGTTTGAATCTGATAGCTTGTTTTGT